TTACTCCTTTCGGAAGAACATCCAGCCAAACATTCTTACCCCTCTATACATCAATCTTCTTTTCCAAAAAGGCACTCCTCTTTCTTTCATAATTTCCAGAAATATTTTATCTGCTTCTTTCCTACTAATATCAATATATTTACAATTTTTAGAATATAAATAATCGTGAATTACTGCTGACCTAATATAATTCTTTCCCATAGGCTCAAAAATATTCCATAAGATTTTAGGTGTACTTGCTAAGTCTGTAATAAAATTTTCAGGTACTTCTATTATTCTATTATTAACTTTGTATGCATAAGGCTTTTTTAATATCCATTTTCTATAACTTAAAAATCTCAAATCAAATTCCATAAGTTCTGGCATTTTACCCCTCCTTAATTTTTTCTTTAATAAAGTTTATAAATAAGTCTGCAACATCTTTTTCAATGGAAAATCTTAAACTTTCATCTTCATTTGTACCAAAAAAAGGCTCAATTAAAATGTAGGTATCTTTTGACTTGCAAATTCCATAACCTCCCCTGACTTTACTACTATTTATTAAATTTATTCCGTGATTACTTCTAATTTTACTATTAAATTTATTTTGTAGTATGGCCATAATATATGAAGCCAATTCTTTTGCCTTATTGTTTTTATGGTAGATGTAACATTCACAACCATTGGCTTGACTATCTGTTGATGCATTAAAATGAAGTTCTAAACAAAATTTATAATCATTCTTATTTAATTCTTCCAGAACTTCATTCATTTCCTTTGTATAACATTTATTGGCTTTTCTTTCATATACATCAACCATTTGAGGAATTACAGTTTTTATTTTTTCAGCTATCCTTTTCCAATAAGTATATTCAGATCCTAAGATAATTGAATATGCTCCCTTACTTCTTGAATTATGTCCAATTATCAATGCTACTTTATCCATTTATGCATCACCTCTTTTTATAAAAAAAGTGGAGAACATAATTGCTCTCCACTTCTGTAATTAATATTCTTTTTTGTTAAGCAACATATTTCTTGACTGCTTCTAATAAAACTTTTTTAAATTCTATGTTTGAAATAGAAGTTTCTCCGGCTTTAACCTCTTTTTCAAGTTGTGCTATCCATTCATCCCAGCTTGTGTAAACTGTATTGTCAAATGGTGCTCCTGATTGTTTCTTTTCTTTCAAAACAGCAAGTGTTAATCTGTCATCTTCAATTTCCTTTAAAACTGTTTTTTCAGTCTTAATTGTTTTTTCTAATTTTTGAGCATATTTTTCCATTAAATCTTTTTTTTCTTGTTCATTCATAATTTTACTCCTCCTTAAATTTTAAAATATTTTTTATTTTTAACCAGCTAGTTTAATTTTATATTTTTATTATATAAGAAAATATCTATATTTGTAATGGCATAAAATTGACAATTTTAAATTAATCTTTGTATCTTGAAATGAGGTTTTAATTTTGATAAAATTCTTTCTCTAATTCTGTATACTGTTCTAACATCAACAGATAATTCTTCGGCTATTTCCTCATAAGTTAAATGATTAAAATATCTCATTTCTATAAAATTAAAATATTTATAATTTTTAACCATAGACATAGCTGTATCAATATCTGAAATAACATCATCATATTTATTATTTCTTTGATTAATATTACAATAATCTTTGTAAGTAAACAACATATCCTCTATTTCTCTAATTTTATCATCAATCATAATATTATCTCCATTAATTTAAAATATTTATCTCAACTCCTGCATTAGCTTTATCAACTCTGTATCCTTTAAAGATTGGAACAACATTTATACAATCATCATTTTCAATATATTCGTACTCCTGCATCAAGTCAAAAACTATTTGTGCCACATTTATATAGTCAAACTTTCTTTTACTGTCCCTGATAAAATACAATTCTACCTTATAAGGTTTTTCCTTGCCTTTTAACATTTCAAGAAATTCATTCTTATTTAATAGCCATTCATTTTTAGTGGCTTTTATATATTCTCTTGTAGTCTTAGAATTTATTAAAAATTTTCCTGTCCATTGTTTGCTATTTTTAGAACTTGGTGTATTTCCTCTAATAAAAATCATACATCCTCCTATATCATCATAAGCATTATTATATTCGTAACCATTAAAATAATAATTGAAAATACTGCTATTTTTTCATATTTCTTTAATAATTTTTTCAATTCTTTCTTTTCATAATATTGTTTGCAATATTCCTCAATCCATAGATTATTACATAGGCTTTCAAACTCTAATCTTAATTGAAGATTTAAAACCTTATCATTATATTTTTGGCACATACCTCTATAATGTTTAGCTTTCTTCTGTTCCTCCATATAAGTACAAGCATCTTTTTCAACTTTATACAATCGTTTCTTTAACTTTTGATAATCTTTCAAAATTTTCTTGTCTGATATTCTGTACCTATTAAATCTCATAATCTCACTCCCTCAATATTTTTTAATTCTTGTTCTATAAATCCACCAATTAATCTATAAAAAAGATTTTTACTTTTATTTTTTATTTCAGTAAAATGTTTAATATTTTGTTCTTTCAAAATTTTATTTTCAATTTCCTCTTGTTTCTCTAATGGTAGGTTATTAAAAATATCAAGTGTTCTTTCTAATTTTTCAGAGTTTTTAATTTCTTCATCTTTCTTAGAATTAATTTCAATTTCTTTTTTCTCAATATCCTTATAATCAACTTGACAAGTTTCATTAAATAAATGGTAGGAAAATACAGCACTAATATTTTTTACTTCTGGATTATTTTTTAAAATATCAAATTGTTCTTGAAAAGTAGATAATATAAAAGTTAATGAATTATTTTTTAATAATTTTAAAACTTTATCCTGATGCTTTTTAGAAAAATCAATTTTATTTTCTTCAAACCATTGTTTTATTTTCATCAAATCATCATTATGATCTATGATATTTTCTATTTTATTATCTATATGTATATCTATATTATTAGGTACAATTTCTGATATACCCATATCAATTTTTGATATACCCCCATAACAATTATTGATATACCCCGTATCAATTTTTGATATACCTTTACAATTTTTTTTATCTTCATCAGCAGGAATTGAAATAGATTTAATTTCTGTTAATGCTTTATATTTACAATATTTAACTCCATTTTTATAAATATCTTCTTTCTCTAATAAACCTTTATCAATCAAATTATTCAAAATAGTTTTGACAGTAGTCTTACTTGAAATCCCACACCAGCTAGCCAGATAATTTAAACTACCAGTGAAAAACTGATTTTCAGCTTGAGAAAAGCCAAATATTATTGCATAGATTAAAAGTTCATTACCTTTTAATTTCAATTCATTAACCATAAATGCTTGAATTGTAAAAAAACTTTCCTTTTTTATTTCCATTTTTCCTACCTTTCTTTAAAATATAAATAACAAACTTAGAGGAGATGAATTTATATGAAAAAAGAACAAATTATTGAAATTCTAAAACTTATGAAAGAAATTCTTGAAGATGATAGTCAAGAGAATAATTATGAAGAGTAATTATATCTTGACTATATCTAATTTATATCCAAGAGGCTTTAATAATTTATTAATTAAGTTAAAACTTACTTGGCTATTATCTTTTTTTAATCTTTCCATAATTGCTGAATAGTTTTGACGAGGTAAACCTATAATATCCATATATTTTGATTGTTGATCAAATTGTAATCTTCTTTCTTTGTCTATAAGTTCCGCAATTTTTTTAGTATCCATTTGTCCCCCTTTTGAATTACATATAAAATAAAAAAATAAAATTCATTCATATAATTATTATAACCCTTTTGGGTTACATTGTCAAGAAATAAAAAAAATAGAAATAAATAAAGGCCCTAATGAAATTTAGGACCTTTTACACATTATCATAAATTATCTATTTTAGATTTTATAATATTTAATTTTTCTTTATTATTTTCATAAGTACCTTTTTTGAAAAGTTCAACTTCAAGTCTGTCAAACATATTCTTCAATAGATTTTTCTTTTCTATATCAGTAAGATTATTAAATAAGAATTCATAAATATACTCATAATCATTTGTATCTTTTAGTAGCTTCAATTCTTTGATAGCATTTTCAGGAAAAACTTCAAGAGTATATGCATCAATTAATCTTTTTTTATCAAATGGATATACTCTTAAAAGATTTGAAAACATTTCCTTATTTATTGGTCTAAGTCCTTTCTCTACCTTATCAATATAAGAAAAGCTAATATCAATCTTTTCAGCTAAGGATCTAAAAGTATCACCATTTTTAATCCTAATTTCTTTTAATATTTCTCCAAAAGATTTTTTATCCATAAATATTCTCCTTTTAATTTAATCTCACTCACCCGGCAAACCTATCCCGTGTCTATTCGCCACGACTTCGCTTTGCCGACTTCGTTCGTTCAAGTGATTTCTCCCCACCCTCCCTTAAACTTGTGAGTAACCATAAGTCGCTGTTACCCTCTGTTAAGAAAATAGAATCTATTATTCTAGGGGAAGGTGTTTAAAAATTTTTAGGATTTCACTCACGCCTTACCACCAGTTTTTTGCTCTTCCTCATCGCAAAAATTTACTGGTGTCTAGTTGTGTCCTCAAAGAAAAAAATTTCTTGCTGGGTCATCAGCAATTATTTTTTTTCTTTGAGGTTAAAAATAATTTATTTTCATTATAAAAAAATTTTAAAATATTTGTTTCATTGTAAAATATTTTTTAAAAAAAATCAAAAAAAAGTTGACATTGTAACCCAAATGAGTTATAATAATAGTGTAAAGGAAGTTTATTTTTTTGGATTTAATGTAACCCAAATGGATACAAAAATAAAAAGTTTTTATGAGGAGGGAAAAAATGAAACTAAGAGAAGCATTAAAAACATTAAATGAAAAAGCATTATTTGATCTAAATTACAACTACAACAAAGACAACTGGGAATTAACTATTTTTAACAAAGATTTTGACATTATAGAAGAATATAACAATAAACTTTTAAAAAATATTTTAAGTGAATTTTTAAAAGAAAAAATTGAAAATGAGGACAGTAATGAATTTTGGTATTTAGAAAATGGATATCTAAAATTTCAAGTTAATTTTGACAATACAGATGATACAGATAATTTTTTCAGAATTGAATTATTAGATACTTATTTTGATAATGATGAAAAAATAAAAGATTTAGATGATTTAATAAATAGGCTTTCTAATTTAGATAGACAACTTCACGATTGTTATTTATTGGCAGAAGAAGTTTTATTTCCTGAAAAAGCTTATTTATAAAAATAAAAGGGGAGCTAATAACTCCCCAGCAACTAAAAGGAGGCTTAAAAATGGATATTGAAAAATTTAATAAAGATTATGAAAGAATAATAAAAAAATGTGAAGAAATTGATAAAAAATTTAAAAAAATGGATAAAGGACTTGAAGAAATTAGAGTTAATTTAAAAAAACTTGATGTAGATTTAAAAAAATTTATAAAAGATATGGAGGAATTAAAAAAATGATTAAATGGAGAGATTTTATAAGATTGAATAAATGTTTAAATTTTCCACAAGGGACTTTACTTGTGGATGCTGTAAAAATTATGAAAATTGTTTTAAGGAGTGAGGAAATTAATGCTGAGCATAAAAAAAATGAATAGAGAATTATTTATAAAAAATTCAATAGTAGGAGTTAAGAAAATAAATTTATGGCAATATTTAAAATTCAAATTTAATAGATTTTTTGAGATTTTAGAAAGTTTAATGTAAAGGGGGAAAAAATGGAATTAAAGTTTAGAAATTTAAAAGCTAATGAAATTGAAGTTAAGCCACAAATAGTAAAGGAAAATGGATTTTCATTATTACTTTATAAAAATGCTAGGGTTGATATGGACATACTGGATGAAACAGTAGGACCATTGAATTGGCAAAGAAAACATAGTAGAGAAAATGCAAATTGCATTGTATCTATTTATGATGAAGATAAAAAAATATGGGTAGAAAAAGAAGACACAGGTACTGAAAGTTTTGCAGAAAAAGAAAAAGGATTAGCTTCTGATAGTTTTAAAAGAGCTTGTTTTAATTGGGGAATTGGTAGAGAGCTTTATACAGCACCATTTATTTGGATATTTGAAACAAAGTATATTGGCAAAAACAAAGAGGGGAAATTAGGATTAAAAGATAAATTTTATGTGAATTCTATTTCTATTGAAAATAAAATAATTAAATCTTTAATAATTACAGATAGTAAAGGAAATGCAATTTTCAAATATAATGGATAAAGTTTTTTAATTTCTGTAAAAAGCAATAATTGCAGTTGACCCTGAAAGAATTGCTTTTTATAGAAACCACAACTGAAACACTTGCTTTTTTGCGACAAGGAGGAGCAAAAATAAAAGTGTGCAAGGCGTGAGTATTATTAATTTTGGAGGTAAAAAAATGTTAAAAGCTAGATTTATAGATAAGATTTTGGAAGCATTAGGAGATGAAGCAGGAAAGATAAAAATATTTGACAATACATCTATGATTTATTTTTATAACACTGATGATAAAAATCAAGAAATAATCAATGTACTTCGTCAATTAAAATTACAAGAAACTATTAAAAAATATAATCTTTCTGAAATAGTGATTGACTATGGATTAAAAACTTTAATGGTCGTAACTAAAAAAGGAAGAGTTATAACAAAGAATTTGGGTAAATATGGAACTACTGGATTATGGACTATGGTAATGGAAATATTAGAGGGTGAAAGATGAAAAAGAAATTAAGAGAACTTAGAAGAAAAAGAGAATTTATTAAGTTATGCAAGGGAGCTTTAAGAAAAAGTTATTTTGCATATTGGGATCGTAATTGTACAATAAAAAGATTTGGTAAAAAAACTAATATAACTAATATGGATTTTATAGCAAATATGAATTTAGCAGATAAACTTTGTAAATACTATGAAACAAAGATAAAAGCTAAATCTAAAAAGAGAAATGGCATAAATCAAATGAAAGGTAAGGGAAAGTAATGGAAAAAAAGTTATTTGAAATAGAATTTCAAAAGGTTTGGAATAAATGGGCTTGGAGAGTTACAAAATGTAATTTATTGCTTAAAGATAATAGACTTAACATAAGTGGATACACAAATTTATTTCAAGATGTGAGTAATAATGATGAGTTTGCAATATTTTTAAATTCTAATTCTAATGGAATTAAAGAAAGCGAATTAATTAATGAAGAAGAAAAAAATAAGATAGAAACACTTGTTGATAAAATAAATGAAATTTTTGAGATAGAGAAAGGGTGGAGAGCAGAGGAAGATGAAGAATATTTTTATATAGGTTCAGGTGGTCAAGTTTGGAGTACTGATGAAACATTTAGTGAGGAAGATGAAGATAATTACGAACTTGGAAATTATTTCAAAACATATAAAGAAGCTAAAAAGGTTATAGACAGTAAAGAGTGGCAAGAGTTCTGGAAAAAAGTTAGAAATGGAGAGATTGGAGGAGAAAATGATTAAAATAATTTTTATAGATACTGAAACTGGTGGAGTTAATGCTGAGAAATCGGCATTAATTCAACTATCTGGAATAATAGAAGTAGATGGAACAGAGAAAGAAAAGTTTAACTTTTATATAAAACCTTTTGAAAATTCAGAAGTAAATGAAAAAGCCTTAGAAGTACAAGGAAGAACATTGGAAGAATTAGGAACAGAAAAATATATCGATGAGAGTATTATTTATAAAAAATTTTTAGAAATTCTTGATAAATACATTGATAAATATGATAAAAATGATAAGTTTATAGTTGCTGGATATAATGTAAAATTTGATATTGATATTTTAAAAGCACTTTTTGAAAGAAATAATAATAAATTTCTTTTCAGTTATTTTAATTCATCTATGCTGGATCCTTTGTATTCAGTAAGATTATTACAAGTTGCTGGTATGCTTCCAGTATTAGAAAATAACAAACTTGAAACTTGGTGTAAATATTTCAATATTGAATTAAAGGCACACGACAGCTTACAGGACATTACAGCTACTAAAAAGTTAATTGAAAAATTGATTGAATTAATAAAAAAATAATGCATAAAATTTATGACCAGCATTGATAATAAAAGAAAAATTAAAAATTTGGAGGTATGAAGATGACAGATAGAGATAATTTGGAAATTGTAATTGAGAAGTGTCAGGGCCTATTGGAAGAATTAAAAGAGGATGCAAAAAGAAGAACTGGAAACGAATACTCCATAAATAAGAGTGCAGTTAAAAGAGTAAGGTTACAAGTCAATAGCTGGTTAAAGGAGTGTGAGGAATAAAGTTTATGTACAGTAGAGAAAGTCAAAAGTATATTTATTCATTGATAAAAAAATTTGCAGATGAAAATTCACTTGAAATGGAGAAAGCAAAAGAAATTTTAAAAGACGGCTTTTTATTAGAAAAATATGGAAGTAAACAATTAGAAGAATTTTCTAAAAAAGGAGTAGTTGAAGTTGAGGAAGAATTTTTTATAATCTCTGGAACATTTACTTTGACTTTGGGTTTAGTCAGTCAAAAAATTGCTGATGAATTTATTGAATATATAGAGCTTACACTTAGTTAATTCAAACACTTTCCCTAGAATAATAGATTCTATTTTCTTAACAGAGGGTAACAGCGACTTATGGTTACTCACAAGTTTAAGGGAGGGTGGGGAGAAATCACTTGAACGAACGAAGTCGGCAAAGCGAAGTCGTGGCGAATAGACACGGGATAGGTTTGCCGGGTGAGTGAGATTAAATTAAAAGGAGAATATTTATGGAGAGTTTGGTATATAAAGCTGATGAAGTTGCTTCTATGTTAAAGTGTAGTAGATCCAAAGCATACAATATCATTAATAAGATGAATGAAATTTTAATTAAAGAAAAAAAGATAAATAAAAACTCTGTGATTGCAGGCAGAATTAATAAACTTGAATTTGATAAGATTTATAAATAATTGTTTGCCATATACTGAAAGAGGGAGTATCATTATAAGTGAACTCTCTCTTTTTGAAAGGAGATAACTTTGAAAAATGAAAATGGTACTGGAAGTATTTACAAACTTAAAGGTAAAAGGAGGAAATCTTGGGCAGTTAGAATTTCATATAAAGATGAGACAGGTACTACAAGAAGAAAATATATAGGATATTTTGAAACTAAAAAAGAAGCACAGGAAGTTTTATTTATCTATAATAAAAATCCTTTGGCATATAGTGGAAAAACTTTTAAAGAAATAAGTAGTTTGTGGCTTGGAACTGTTAAGGAAAGAATAACAATAAAAAGTATTAAAAAATTAGAATATATGATTAAACATCTTTCAGCTTTAAATGATTGTAAGATAACAGACATAAAACTATTTCAGCTACAAAAAATTTTTGATGAAATGACTTTTTCATATAACTATAAATGTAACATCAAAAGTACATTAAACTTAGTATTTGAATTTGCATTGAAGAATGATTTTATAAGTACCAACAAAGTTAAATTTATTGAATTAGGGAGGAAAAATATTGTGGTTAAAAGAAAAATTTTTACTAAGAAAGAAATTGAAGTTTTATGGAAGAATTTAGAAATTAAGAATGTGTACCTTATTTTAATTCTTATTTATACTGGTATGAGAGTAGGAGAATTATTAAATTTAAAAGTTGCTGATGTTGATTTAGGCAACAAAGTTATTTACATTAGAAAAAGTAAAACAGATGCAGGAGTAAGAACTATACCTATTCCTGATAAGGTATTATCTTTATTTACTGATAATATTTGTTATGAAAATGAATATTTCATTTTCACTAAAACTTTTAATCAAATGTCTTATATGTCTTTTAGATATATATTTGAAAGTATATTGAGGAAAGTAGGCTTACAAAAGCATACAATCCACGATACAAGACACACATTTGCAACTATGTTAAATAATGCAGATGCCAATTCTACATCAATTATAAAATTAATAGGACATTCTGATTTCTCAACTACTGAAAATGTTTACACTCATAAGGATATTGAGGAACTAAGAAAAGCTATAAATTTATTAAATTAATTTGTAGACAATTTGTAGGCAACCTATTAAAGAAAGTGTAGAAATTATGGAAAATAAAGATAATATAAAAATAGTGGAAAGTTGTCAAAATTAAATAAAAGCATAAATCTAGTAAGATAAATGCTTTTACAAAAATATACTTATTTAATAATATAGATTGGAGGAAAGAGTAATGAAAAAGATAATATTAATTTTATTATTTTTGTTAATAAACATAGGAGTTTTTTCTGTACATTCTAAAAAAAATTTAGTAAGAGTTGATATTATAGGAAAATCTGGAGTAAAAAGCTATTTTATAAATTTTTCTAATGAACAGAATTTAGATAGTTTTAAAATATATGATACATCAGATTAAAAATAGTTCATTAATAGCCAAACTTTTAAAAAATTTTCTTTGAAGAGATATTTAGAAATTTCTAATCATATATAGCGATTACTTGCCAGCCTATAATGTTTCTCGAGCTCCAAAATGCTCTTTCAACATTATAGGACGTCGCAGTAATCTTATTTAAAAGTTTTAAAATTTTTTATTTCAAAGAAAATTTATTGTAATAAAATTAGGAATGTAATTCACTTATTTTTAATACATAAGAATTGATAAGAAAGGAATAAAAATGGGAAATAGTTCTGAAAAAATAGAAAAATATTTTAAAAAAACTATTAACAGTAGTATGGACAATAATAAAAATTTATATATTGAAGATATAGAGGAACTATTTATCCGTGAAAATGTTAGTTCTAATAAAGGAATATTCTCAATATTGTTAGAAGCAATAAAATTTTCAGCAAGTGATATTCATATTGAAGCATTGACAGATAAAATAAGAATAAGATACAGAATTAATGGTATTTTAAAAGAGGTTGCAGAGATTGATAAATCTTTTTTATCTTCAATAGTTTCTAAATTAAAGATTTTATCTTCTCTTGACATAGTTGAAAAAAGAAAACCCCAAGATGGTAGGTTTTCATTGAAATATAAGGGAAGAGAAATTGATTTTAGAACTTCTATTATGCCAACTATGAACGGAGAGAAAATAGTAATTAGAATTTTAGATAAATTCAACTATAACTTTACCTTAGAAGATTTATATTTATCAGAACAAAATAAAAGAATTTTCTATAAGGCTATAAATCAAAATAATGGGATTATCTTGGTGAATGGACCAACAGGTTCAGGAAAATCAAGTACACTATATAGTATTTTGAAATATAAAAATAGAGAAGAAGTTAATATTTCAACTGTTGAAGATCCTATTGAATATCAAATTGAAGGGATAAATCAA